TAATGGAGGTAGTAAAAGTAAGCCTACACCGAAGCCTAATACGAAGCCTACACCGAAGCCTTTTGGAAGCCTTAATGAAAAAAACGAGAAGCCTACATCGAAGCAAATAGAAATAGAAACTAAAAGAGAAATAGAAATAGAAACTTTTAGTAAAGAAAATTTAACAGAATTTCTTTTAAGTGATTTAGAAAATTCAACCCACCTGGAGTTAGTTTGTAAAAGAACTAATTTAACACTTGACCAGGTAAAAGCTAAAATACCCGAATTTAAAAAAATAGCAAATATTGAATATCCTAAACCAATGGATTTAGTAATGCACTTTATTCGGTGGCTTAAAATAAACCCTCCAAAGGATATTAACTCAAAAACTCAAATGTCATGGTAAAATACAACATAGAAGAAATTAAAGTGGTTGCTAATGTTGTAGATGTTATTTCAACTTACTTACCATTAAAAAAAGAAGGTGCTAATTATATCTGTACTTGTCCTTTTCATAATGAAAAAAGCGGATCATTTACAGTTAGTCCATCAAAAAATATTTACAAGTGTTTTGGATGTGGCGAATCCGGTAACTCGATAGATTTTTTGATTAAGTATAAAAAAATAGAACTACCAGAAGCATTACAAATTTTAGCAGATAAATATAACGTCATGAGTGAAAGTATAGAAATACCTAAAATAAGCCATTTTAAGAAACCTTTACCTAAAACTGATAGTAAGTTGAGCGAAAAGTTAATTGAGTGGTTTAGCAAAAGGAAAATAAGCAAAAAAACGCTATTAGATTTAAAAGTTAGTGAAGGTTTAGAATGGATGCCACAAACTAAAAAAGATGAAAATACTATTCAATTTAATTATTTTAGAAATAGTGAGCTAATAAATACAAAGTTCAGGGATGGTAAAAAGAACTTTAAGCTAGTTACTGGTGCTGAATTAATCATGTATAACCTGGATGCTATTAAAGATTTAAAAGAAATTATTATAGTTGAAGGTGAAATAGATGTTTTAAGCATTCATGAATCCGGATTAAAAAACGTTATATCTGTACCTAATGGTGCTGGAGTTGGTAAAAATAATTTAACTTATTTTGATAATTCAATAGATTTTTTACCAGAAGATTGTAATTATATTTTAGCACTTGATAATGATAAGCCAGGTAATAATTTAAGGGATGAGTTAGCCAGGCGGTTAGGTATTGAAAATTGTAGTACAGTTACTTTTAAAGATTGTAAAGATGCTAATGACTGCCTTGTTAAGTATGGTAAAGATACTGTTATTCAATGTATTAAGGATGCAAAAGAATACCCAATAGTAGGAGTTTTTAATGCAAATGACATTAAAAATGAGATATGGGATTTTTATAATAATGGTTTACCTCCAGGATGTGGAATTGGAATGTCTGAAATAGACCAACATATAAAATTTAAAGAAGGATACATGACTATTATAACCGGCATACCTGGACACGGTAAATCTGAATTTTTAGACTTTATTTTGTGCCGGTTAAATATTTCACATGGATGGAAAACAGCTCTTTATAGTCCAGAAAACCACCCATTAGAATTACATTTTAGTAAGTTTGCTGAAAAAATAACCGGTAAATCTTTTGAAGGTAGTCATAAAATGAGTCCTTTAGATTTAGAAGCCATGATTAATTACCATGCTGAAAACTTCTTTTTTATTAATCCGGAAAACGATTTCACTTTACAATCAATTTTAAAAGCCGTTAAGCAATTAGTAAGAAAAAAAGGAATTAAAGCCTTTGTTATTGATGCATGGAATAAATTAGATCACAAATATATCACTACTGAAACTAAATATATTTCAGAAGTATTAGATGAGTTAGCTATGTTTTGTGAAAAAAATGGAGTGCACTTGTTTTTAGTGGCTCATCCTACAAAGATTGTTAAAGATAAAAATACTAAATTATATGAAGTTCCTAATTTATATTCTATATCTGGTAGTGCTAACTTTTACAATAAAACAGCAAATGGGTTAACTGTTTATTTAAATAGAGAAACAGGATTAGTTGAAATACACATACAGAAAGTAAAATTTAAACATTGGGGTAAACCTGGATGTGTTATTTTAGGATGGGACTATACAAATGGACGTTATTACAAAGGTAATCCAAGTTATGAAAGCTGGATAAGTATTGAACAACCCAAACAATTACAACCTAACAACGATTTTTTAAGCCTACCAAAAGAATCCGACATAGTGATTAATAATGATGTGATAGATTTTTAACAAAATAAATTTTTTTATTCAAAATATTATACTTTAATTTGTATCGACTCTGGAAGGTTACAATATTTTTTACAGCGATCATACCCCATCACCCAACTTCCAGAGTAATTGGTGGGGTTCGCTTTTTTAACGGTATCGGGCTAAGAGAATGTTTTTAAAAAATAGCGAAGGATTAATAAATAAAATTATGAATACAGAAAAAACTTCATTAGAAAATGAAAGACAGCCATTTTTGTTAGGTGCTGTTATGGGTAGTTTTTCTCCCGCAGCAGATTCAAAAGCAACGGAAGCCTTGCAATTTTATGAAGATTGTGCAGACAATTTACCCTATTACCAAACTTCTGAAAAGGATAGTGGATTTGATTGGGATAGATGCAGAGCATATTGTGGCGTAGGCAAATCATATTCGCATCAAAGATTTATGGCCTATGTTGCTGAATGGTTTGGAACAACAGTAAAGGAAATAAAACTTCAATGGCGTAATGTCAAATAAAATTACACGTAACGTTTTAGGATGCGTAATAGGTTTTTTAGTTACAATATTTTGTTAGTATTTCGTTTATTTTCACTTTTTTAGGGAGGTATTTAAAAATTAAACTAACTGATTTATAGCACTTTACAAAAATAATGTAAATATATTTGTGTACATTAAATACATTGTGTACATTTACACTATGAAAGCAATATTTAATAAACAAAATTTTAACGAAATCGCAGTAAGTAAAGAAGATTACATTGCTAAATTTAATGCTTTAGGCTTTAACCCAACCAAAGTAGAAATCTGCTTTACTAATGGTTGTTCTGCATATATCTCTTTAAATGTTGAAGTTGTAAATGAAGGTAAAATGTATGCTGATGTATTTGTTTACGAAGGAAAAGCATCTTTACAAGTAAGAGTAAGTGACCACGCTTCTAACTTAGAAAAAATATGTGGCGGTGTAAGTGGTAATAAAATATCATTTGATGCTTTTAAATCATTAATAGAAAATAAAGTAATAAAATAATTATGAAAAAAAGTAAACGCATAGAATTAACGGAAAACACAATTAAGTATTTAGCTAAAAAGGCTATTGATAATAATTCAACGTTCAAACCTTATGTTGAGCAAATTTTGGAAAGTTTAGCCAATACACAGGCGGGCAGAAAAAAAGAAAAATAAATGGATACTAACAGAATGAATAAAAAATTTAACAATAAAGATTAATGATAATTATAACATCCGTATCCTGCATGATAGCGGGATACTTTTTAGGCAAATCAGATTATAATAAAAAGATACTTAATCTTAATTTAAGAATAAAAGATTTAGAAAATAGATGCGACAAATTGAGCAATAAACTTTACGAACTTTTAAATTAAATATAATGAAAGAAAAATGGATTAACGCTAAGGATGAATTACCAAAAGAAAAAAGTTTAGGACAAAGTGATTTTGTTTTAACTTACAATGGAGATTGCATTAGTATAAATTTATATGATTATGAGTTAAAAAGATGGACTACTGTTTTAAGAAATAGTATAACGCATTGGATTCCACTACCTAGCAAACCTAATAAAAACAAATAAAAATGACAAAATTAGAAGTGATAAAAAAACTTGAAGAATCAAAAGAAATAATAAGTTTTAATGAAAAACTACTGATGCCTGTATTGAATATTTATGATAAAAAATATAAAGGAAAATTAGAGTTTTTTATTTTTGGCTCTACCGTTCACATGAGAAGAACAACTGCGTTAAAGCCAATAAGTAGTTAAAAGGCAATTGAATAAATCGGCTTGCTGTTTATTAGGTGCGGTTATAGGTAGTGCCTAAAGTAAAACAAATTAAAAAATAAATATATGACATTAGAATATTACGGAACAAATTTAGACCAAGCAGGACATAGTTTTTATATACTATCTGAAAATAATTTTGAAACAAATAGAGATAGATTTAATGAGTTTCCATTTAATCCAGAGGCATTACCTTATGCTGACCGCAAAAAAGAATTTAAAAAAGGAGTAGTTCGATTTTATAATTTTGCTGGATTTACTATTTTGGCAATAAGTGGTAGCTCCGCAGATACAAGAGGTGGGAGCAAATCTGTATTTTTTGTACAAGAAGATTTGACAAGGGAAGTATTTGAATCTAAATTGAAAGCGCATCCATTAGTTCAAAAAATAATTGCTAAAATGCCGTTTGACGTTTTATGGTAGTTAAATAGGCATTACCTATAACGTTCCCGCAGATTTGCGAGGGTTGGGACTTTTACCACAAAATTTAATTTGAAACACAAAATTATGGATTTACTAAAAATATTATTTGAAAAACGACACCCCAACTCTTGCAAATGTGCTGTTAGTGGCTGGGCGTATTATGATTTGAATAAGCCAGAAACACGACCAACTAAATACGGTAAATACTTTGTTCACCGTAAAGATGGTAAAACACATTGGGAAACTTGGAACGGGTCGGGTTGGGCGTATAATGGGAATGTAATTACCTTTTGGATGGAGGTTCTACCACCTTGCCACTAACGTTATCGAGCCTTGCTTAGTTTGGCTCTTAGCGGTTATGTAATGCCAAATTGAGCAAGGGTGCTGTTACCTGCTGGCGGTTCAGAATGCTGCTATAAGACTTTAATATAAAAACTAGATTATGAAAAAAGAAGAATTAAGAATAGGAAACCATATATCATTTAAAGGTAAATGGGATGGAATTATTGAAGAACTAAGAAGTGGAAGTGTAACCATTAAAGATAATGATGGCGTATTTCCTTATGATGTATTTGAAGGTATAGCATTAACAGAAGAATTGCTTTTAAGATTAGGGTTCGAAAAAGACTCTGGCGGTTATCATTTGGAAGACATTTATAGTTTATCAATTTCGGAAAATAAATACCATGAATATTTAGTGTGTTTTAACGATAGGTGGTTACATGGCGAATTAAAATTAACAGAAGTGCATCAATTACAAAATATGTATTATTGTTTTACAGGCAAAGAATTAACACTTATATAATCAAAAATATAAATAACACCGCCACCGCTTGCGGGTAACGGACGCAAGCTAATGGTCTGGCGCTAATTAAACAACGCTATATGACCAGAAAAACTGCGCTTGCCATTAGGTTGGGTTATGCTTAGTTAGGAAAAATTTTAGAGTAGCAATAGTAAATTAAAATATAATATTTATGGAAAACAAAAAATTAAGAATATTAGTAGGGTGCGAAGAAAGCCAAGCGGTTACAATAGCATTAAGAAAATTAGGACACGAAGCATTTAGTTGCGATTTATTGCCTTGTAGTGGTGGACATCCTGAATGGCATATTAAGGCAGATATATTTACTGTTATACATGGAGGGTATTTTACTACAGAAGATGGACATATTGAATTAGCAGATTTTTGGGATAAAAAAATATGTTTTCCTTCCTGTACTCACTTAACATTAGCTGGAGCAAAACATTTTGAAAATAAAAGATTGTCGGGTGCTCAAGAAGAAAATATAAGATTCTTTTTTGAGGTTTGGAAGGTTTCAAATTGCGTGGAAAATCCGATAGGAATAATGAATGGTGGGAAATACATAAAAGAATGGTTTCCGAAAATTTATAAAGAAATGTTAGATTATGGGTTTCCGTTTATTCCTACTCAAATGATACAGCCTTATGAATTTGGTGACCCTGTAAAAAAAACAACTTGTTTGTGGTTAAAAGGATTACCGAAATTAAAAGGAACTAAAAACGTAGAAAATGAAGTTAAATATTATGTAAGTGCAAAAGGGGCTAAAATGTCAGAGTGGTATGCAAAACAGATTATTGTGGATGGCAAAAAATATGGTTATGGGTCGGATGAATTTAAAAAACATCGTTCAAAAACTTTTCAAGGCATAGCTGATGCAATGGCTTATCAATGGACGAATACAACTAATAATGAATTAACACTTTTTTAAACACAGGAGCGTGGGAAAAATTTTATCCTAATTGAGCATAACGTTTTGCGTATAAGAGATGTGGCACTTATACGAATGTTGAAATTAAAGCACAAAGCCCAATGTGCCATATCTTTTATACGCTGTTATGTGCTGGGCGGTTATTCAGCACTAAATTTAATTTGAAAACGAAATGAATATTTATTATGAATTTATTGGCTATGTAGGTTCTGTTTTCACAAACGAAAACGAAGTAAATGTTAACTATGAAACTATTAAGGATAATTTCTTCAATTTAGATGGAAGAAAAGGCAAGTTAATATATCAAGGTTATACAAGTGTTTATGAACATGGGTATTCTGGAGGATATGAAAACTATGGGTTTGTATTCCAAGATGATTTAAGTAGTGTTAGTTTAGATAAACACTCAGGAAAAATTTTATTAGAAGCAGTAACGTAGCCTTGCACATAACGTTATCGAGCTAAGCCCTCGTTTTAATGGGGCTTAGGTTGTGTTACCTGCTGGTGCGGTTAATTAACAAGAAACTTAAATTGAAATACTAATAAAAATTATTTAAAAATTGTGCGATGGCAAAAATAGAATTAAACAAAACATATAAAGGTAATTGCATTGAACTTGCAAACACTTTAGAGGATGAAAGTATTGACTGTATTATTACAAGTCCACCATATTATAACTCATCTCATAAATATCAAAGGGGAACAGGATTTCATTATACTGCTGATGTTGGAGAACCTTTGTATGTGATACAAGATGTTTTTGAAGCATTGAAGCCGAAATTAAAAGAAGATGGAGTTATCTGTTTGAATTTAGGATTTAGTTATGGAGAAACTGGCGTAATGCGACCATTTGATATTGTAAATAGGTTAAGAGAAAAAGGTGGATATTTTGTAAATGATGTTGTAATATGGCACAAAAATAATCCAATACCAATGCAGAATAGATTAACAAACGCAATAGAGTATATATTTATTTTAAGTAAGCACCCGATAGGCAAATATTATACAAAAAAATATACCCACAATGTTTGGAAGTTTTCAGTTGATGGTGGTGGCAAAGGGCATTCTGCTGTATTCCCAATAGACTTACCATTAAATTGTATTGAACATTTTACACAAGAAAATGATATGGTATTGGATTGCTTTATGGGAAGTGGAACAACTGCCGAAGCGTGTGTAAAAACAAAAAGAAATTTTATAGGATTTGAAATAAACCAAGATTATATTGACTTGACAGAAAAAAGGGTGGAGAAATTTTTAAATAATTTTTCAAACGAAATTCAATTCGGAGAATGAAAGTAGCACTTGCAGGTAACGGACGAAGCTTGTAGCCGTTTCTTTATGGCTACAAGCTTGTGTTATAAGCTTACGGTTACGAATGTTGCTATGAAAAATTAATTAAAAAAACAAGGATATGAATCCATTTATAAGTAAAAAAGAATACGAAAAAGCAAAAAAAATAGTAGCTGATTATGAGCTATGGAATCATCCTTTATCTGTTGAAGCTAGAAAATTGTTAGGCTTAAATCAATTTTGCGATGAGTTACGTTTGGATAATTCAGGATTGACAGATGATATGTCTGTTAGATTAATGAGCTCATTAAGACATTTTGAAAAAATAAAAGTTTGTGATTTAACTAGAAAACAATTTTTATCAGTTAAAGGAAATGGACAGAAAACATGGGTTGAATTTTGCGACATTACAGGTAAAAATATTTCAAAGTAGCTACCGTTTGCTTATAACTACTCGATACAAGCTATAAAAACAATACAAAATGAAGCAACTAACTAAAAGTAAATCAATTAAGTTTTCAGAAGTACAATTCAATAGTCTTGCTATTTTAGAAAGTTATGGCGTGAATATTAGCCACTTTATTAGACTTGCTGTAAAAGAAAAGTTAGCTAAGGATTGGAAAAGTATTAAGGAATCTAAAAACAAAAGTAAATGTCCATTTTAAACATACTATACTACCTAACCCACATAATATTCGGTCCGATATATTTGTTTTTTTATTGTATTATTATGGATTATTTACTTCACTATTAAAGCTGTTCCAACTAAGGCAGTACCAATAACAACGCCATGACGTAAGCCCCTAAAATATCCTTTACGTTTAACCTTTGGCAAAGTATCAATTAGCTGAGCTATTCGGGTGCTATCAATTACAATGCGAGATTGTTTTAAGCTCACTTTATTGTACAATGTAGCTATTGTGATACTATCATTTATTTTATATTGATTGTTTTTAGCAATGATACTATCATTTATACTATTCAAATCTCCAAACGCATTATAAAGCGTTATAAGGCTATTTTGGCACGAAGTATCTGCAGTCATTAAACTATCAAATTTGGTTTTGTAACGTATCACATAAATAGGTTTACGGCTCACTAATGAATCAATGATGTGCTTTAAATACTTATTATGCTTTGCCGTAAGTACCAAAGTGTTATTATCAATAGCTTCGTATTTGTAAATGGAATGATGGTTATTTGCCGTAACAATTGGATCGTGTTTACATCCTTTACAATTAGCCATACAAATAATAGTTACTAAAATAGCTAGTAAATACCATTTGATTGAATCCCAAATTGATTTAATGATTTCCATTATTGCTCACCTTTAATAGTAGATA